ACGCCGGGCTGCCGGTTCAGTAGCCGCCCTGCGAGATCGTCCTGGTGCCAGCGCGTCATGACCACGATCACCGCCGCGCCTGGCTCGCGCCGCGTGTACAAGTCGTCTGTGAACCAGTCCCATACCTTTTCGCGGTACGTTTCCGACTCCGCCTCGGCGCGCGACTTGACCGGGTCGTCTACAATGATGATGTGGCCGCCCTTGCCCGTCACGCCGCCCCCTACCCCAATGGCATCCAGGCCACCTTCGTGTGGCGCGGCCAAGTCCCAGGCATTCGCGGCGCGACTGGCTTGGTCAAGCATCACGCCAGGGAACACGGCCTGATAGCGAGGCATCATCAGCACGTTACGGGCATAGCGGCTATTCTTCTCCGCCAACGACGCGCCATAGCTCGCCAGGATCACGCGGTGCTCCGGGTTGTTGCCCAGATGCCAGGTCGGGAACAGACGCGAGATAGTGGTAGTCTTGCCGTGGCGAGGAGGCATCTCGATGATGAAATGCCCGATCCCCCGTGCGCCCAGCGTCGCCGCGTGCAGGCTACACTGTTCCAGCAGCCGGTCTAGCGCGTCCAGGTGCGGCGCGTGCTGATAGCGTTTCCAGACATGGCGCTTGTAGTCTGTTAAGGTGCGGCGGGCAAGCTCAGCCTGTATCTGCCCACGAACGTCAGTCTTCGAGAGCTTGCGCCAATGTGCGTAGTTGCTCTGCGTCCATCCCGCTAAGGTCAAGCTTCACCTCTGCCGTCACCGCCCCGCCGTCGCGCCCGGTGATCTCCTGCTGCGTGCGCTCAACGTAGCCGCGATCCTTCGCCTGCGTCTTCAGGAAGAAGATCATAGCCGTCGTATCTCCGCCCTCAATACGCTTGAACAACTGTCCCTCAGCAAAGTCTTTCATGCCCTCGCGCTCATTTTCCAACGCTTCGCGAGCCGTCGGATATTTATCGAGCAGGTTGTAGACATGACGCGCAGAGCAGCCGAGGCGTTTGCCGATAATCGTCACGAAGCCCTTGCTACCCTGAACAGCCTTAATCGTCTGTGCCGCCGTGATACCGTTACTGTTCGCCATTTTTATGACTCTGAAATCTCAGAAGCGGACGGGTCGGGATCGAACCGCCACGCGGCACTGGACGCGCCGCCGCTACCATTAGCCGCCCGCATATAAACGCTCACCCCGATACATCCGCGCGCCCGCCTCGTCTATCGCGCTGTACGGCAATTCGGGCACCGTCAGGCGCGCACGGTATGACGAGTCAAGGAAATAGATGTAGCGCAGTTGGTGGCCCTCCATTGGTTGCCAGCCCATTTCAACGAAAGGTCGCATCGAGGCAGCTCCCGTCTCGACAATATTTTGGCCCTTAGTCGCGTTACCGCGACTAAGGATGGTGCGGCGCTGCCTCGCCGTACCCTTTGCGCCCAGCATCGTCATGCTTCCGGCAAAAAGCTTTGCCCTTCCTGGTCGGCGCGTGTCAGTGGCGACGCATCGCGTCGCCACTGAACCATCGGGCGCTTGCCATATCTGGTTATTTTGCTTAATCCCCGTCAGCACAAACCCCGCCGCCCTGTAAATCGTCCCGTCCCCTGACTGCGTGGCGTCCGCGAAAGAGATCACCCACTTCACCTGCGGCGCGTGCTTACGCAACAGCCGGAACGCTACCGCCAGTGCCCTACTCTCACTGTTGCGCGGCAGAACATCTGTAAACGCCATGCGATTAAGCTCGATAAACTCATGCCACTGCGTGCCCGCCACCAACCCCTGTATCTTGCGTTTGTCCAGCGATGGCCCGAACTGCAATGCGCCCTCTAGCTTGCCGTTGTAAAACACGCCAATGTGCAGTTGTGAATTATTGACCACCTTGCCCGAATAATGAACGCGCCGCACTAGGGCGTTTGCATCCTGGGCGCTGACCGGGCGTAGCAGAATATCCTTAGCCGCTCCCATTGAGGTACGCCTCGCATATCATGTAAAGCGCGTTTCCGTTGCTGTTCTCGTTGGGCTGTCCCTCAAAGTCACAATCGCGCTTCGCCTGCGCCAACGCCTGCGCCACAATCTCGACCTGTTCATCGTGCAGCGTGAAGGTCATCTGCTGAAATGGCGCGCGGTCGTCTTCCGGTAAGTTGCCAAACGCAGCGCCCCAATCATCATCGCCCGGAAGCGTCCCCAACAGCACGTCTAACTCAGCATCCCGCCACAGCGCCGACAAGTCCAGGCCCGCATCTAAGTCCGCCAGCACGCGCTCCGCGTCCCACTCTAACCCGACCTCTGACGCCCGGTTGTCATAGTAGGCATAGCGCCGCGCCTGCTCTGCATTGACCGTCTCCCAGTCGGTGCGCTTGACCACGACCAGCGCGCGCCCGTCCGTCTCGACCTCGATCACATCTTCGATACCCGCATCAGCAGCGGCTTGCAGCGTCTTGTTGCCCGCCGGTATAGTGCCGTCAGCAGCGGCGACGATAGAACGCGCCAGTCCCACCTCCTCAATACTCCGGTCGAGCATGTAAATGCCGCGCTCAGTACCCCGGTTGGCGTTGTGCGGGTCTGGTTTATAGTCGCTCAGCTTACGTCGTGTTACTCGTGTACCGTTGTCAGCCATAGCTCCCTCTGGGGGGCGGCCCCGTGCGCGCTAGCCGCCCCCACGCCTGAGGAGAGGGCCGGGAATGCGCCCGGCTCGCAGCGCGGCGTAGGCCACGCGCACGCTCAAGCAGGCGGGGCGGGAACTCGGCTCCCTTTCCGGCGGCGGTTGATGGGCACCCATCCTAGTCCGAGTCCACTCGCCGCCCGCCCCGCTTTCGTACCGCTGGCGCTCACGGGTGCCGAGCACCGCTACGGAGCGCTGCGCCACGCCGCCGAAGCGAACGTGGGGGACAGCCCGGCATCTTGTAACGCGCCTCCGGGTAGCGCGTCCGGTATCCCACACCCCGGACTTCCCACCCCGCTTGCGCGGGGCACTCCCGTAGTCTCCCTGCGTCCCGCAGAACGCAGGGGCGGATCGTTGCGCCTAGCCCGATCCAGCACCCTACCCGCATTCGCAGTTCAAGTGCCTCCCCGCCGAGCAGCCTGACGATACGCCCGGTTTTCGGCGCAGCGACGCGGCGGGGGCATGATCCCCGCGCGGCCCCGGTCACCGCACACTTGCGGCCCTGCCCCGCGTCATCTCCCAGCGCATCGGGCGGAAAACGTATCTGTGCGCGGCGGCGGCGAGCCGTATCATCTGCCCGCCTTTGCACGGTGCGCGCGTCGGTAAGGGATGCGCCCCGCGCTGGGATGGCACTCTATGGTGCCTCTATCTACAGTCTACACCAGGAAAAGTCAAGGAAACGTCAAGTTTCACGGGAAGGGAGTGACTAATTGCGCGAAAGGAATGCGGGGATACCTGCATAGTGATGTTTAGTCTGTGTCTTGCCATAGGCCGCGGCGAACACCACCCCGACAGCCACAAGCTCCTTCAAAGCGCGGCGCGTACTAGGGACTGAGTAGCCAATCGCCTCCGCCACTTGCGCGACGGGCATGAAAGTGCCGCGCTTGAATCGTTCCGGCGCGGCCTCGACAAGACGGCGGGCGGCAGGCGATAAGCGCGCCAAGTGCCCGTTGACGAGCACCAACGTCGCGCCGCAGTTTGGACAGCAATGATGCTTCACTGCACCACCTCCAGCGCATAGGCTAAGTCTCTCCGCATGGCCGTGACCTCCGCCCTCAGACGCGCGACCTCTGCGGTCAGGTCGCGCACCTGGGCCGCCAGTAGCAGCACCGCGCTGGCGGCTGATTGGCCATTGTCGGAAGCGGGTGGGGCCGGACGGTCAAGGTTGTAGTAGTGACGCAGGGCGCGGCGCAGGGTCTCCGAATAGCAGATACCATGCGCGCGGTCAGCCATGAGTCGGGCCATCAGTTGACGGTCTGCCCCACTCGCCCCACCCCGGATGTACACCTTCAAACAGCGTGTTGTAGTTGCCTGCATCTGGTCCTACCTTAGGTCAGCGCCCGGCCTACTCCAGCCCCACCTTTTCACCCTGCCCTACCACGTCACTCCCCCTCGGCCAGATACTCGGCCAGCGCCCGACTCTTCTCTTCCAGCCGCCGCTTCAGCCGCACGATCTCCTGCGACCGGGCCACCAGTGCGCGCCGACATTCCTCAAGCCGCTCCTGCGCCGCGCGCAGTGCCGCTGCCGATTCGCTGCCCTGCGTCGCCACAGTCAACGCGCTGCGCAGGTCGGACAACTCGGACAGCACCAGCGTCAGCATCATACGGTCGCATGGCACTGGGTCGCGCCCGTCGGCGTCCAGCACGGACGCCAGCCATTCCAGAGCGTCAGCCGTCTGCATCCTGGTCATTTCCCCGTCTCCCCCGCAATGCGCTCCAATAGCGCAATCGCCTCGTTCAGCAGCCGGGCAGACTCGCGGTAGTCAAGCCATTCCGACCCGCTATTCGAGGAATTCGACGGCCTGGCGAACTGTTCCCAGCTATGGCTAATCGCGCGCGCACGGTCGAGCAGGTCGCGAGCCTGTCGCCGAATGATACTCCGGTAAATACGAGTCATTTCGCCTCCACTTCCATACGCGCCCCGACCCGCCACAAGCCGGACATTCAGGCGGGAGCGGCCCGGCAAGCATTTCTTCGACCGAGTCGTACAATACGCCATCGAATGTGCCGTAGCCCCAACACGTCGGACAATCGCGGGTAAGGCGCATGTATAGCAGTCCGATGATGCGATTAAGCGTGCTCATCATCCCTTCACCCTCTCGCCCAGCGCGACCAGCGCCTGATAGATCGCCTCTTCAATAGTCGGCTCTATCCCGGATTGCGCCTCATGTGCCCAGTTGAAATCATAGCCCAGGCAGACATAGCCGCGATAACCTGTTGGCTCACTGTCTTCGTCCGAGTCGTCACATTCCGGCAATACGCCCAGGTTCACGCTGTTTTCGCCCCCTGATGTCTCCAACGACCACCTGAGCAGTGTCGCCACCGCCACGCCAATGTCAGCGGGAAGTTTGTTGCCCATTATCTGTCTCCTCTCCATCCCCCAGCGCCATGAAGTCCGCCGTTGGCACGCTGTCCGGCTCGGACGCCCGCGACGGCGGCACCCGCGTCCCGTGCTCGCTCGCATATTCCAACCGTCTGATACGAATCTCGTGATCATTCAGGGTTTGCCACATTCTATCGCCGTGCCGCACCGCCAGACACAGTTCCGCCAACTCCGACGCCCGCACACTCAATGAACAATCCTCGTGATAGGACGCCAGCGCATTCTCCGCCGCGCGTTCCAACTCGGCCAATCGCTCCTCAGTCAGCATCGGGCACCTCCGGCAACTGCCAGACGACGACCAGGATGATCACCGTCGCAATCAGCCACAGCGTACACAACACGCCAAGCGCAAACTCGCTCATTTCTCACTCTCCTCGTCTCCCCTTGCAAAATAAGCGCGTTCGTACTGGTGCCACTTGTCACACAGTTCCCGTAGTGATGCAAAGGACGCATTGAGACTAACCGAGTACCAGGGTTTGCCGACACACCTATACGAACGGCGTTTCCAGGGCCAAATCCAAATGACATCACCCGAATATCTGGTCTCAAATCGAATGCCGAACCAGTACAGTACACGCAGACGCTTCCTCATCTCCCGCTCCCCTCTACCGCCGCGCGCACCATGTCCACAACCCCATGCGGGTCGTCGCGCAGCATGTCCGCCGTTACCCGAAACACGCGCCAGCCCAGCGCCGACGCTGCGTTCAGCTTCTCCGCATCGCGCCGGTAGCCATCCCCGCGCGTATGCCGCCCGCCCGAATAGGTGCCGCCGTCACATTCCACGGCCACGCGCTGCGCAGGCCAGGCGAAGTCGAAACGCCAGCGGCGCGGCGACGCGAAACGGCATTCACGCTCCGGCTCCGGCAAGCCATCGGCCAGCGCGCGCCAGTAGAAGGTGAAGGTGCGCTCCAGACTGCTCGGCTCAGACACGATCCGGGTCTCGGGACTCTCGCCAGAAGCGCGCGTAGTACGCCATCGGCTCGTCCTCACCGCCCAGCACGTGGACGGGCGCTCCATACAGAAGTGCGTCGTCGTCGCTCATCGCTCCTCCCATAGCGCCAGTTGATTGCTGGCGGCTGCCTGAATGGACGGCTGCACTCGCTCCGGCATCTGCTGCCAGGCCGTCTCGCTGCCATCCGTCTCGACGATGTATGGCCTGATCCCGGCATACGGCCCGCTCTGCTGCTTGAAGAAGAACGGGACGCCGTGCTCAACAGCCTGGTCTCTGAGCGACCGCGCCCAGGCCATGTCCATAGGCCGCGCTTTCGGCCCGCTCTCCCCGCCGACGATGAGCCAATCCACCGCGCCCCGCCGCAGCCAGAATCGCAGATCAAGCGGCCCCAGCAGCGGCTCGGCGCTGACGAAGCGCACCACCGCTGGCATGTGTGCAAGGTCATCTAGACGCCCCACACACTCCTGGCTTTCGACGCTGGTGCCCAGCCAGACGTGCGCCCAGCCTTCGCCCCAATCGCGCGGCAGGCAGGCGGCGATGCGCTCCGGGCGCTTGGTGAGTATCTGGTAGGTGTGTTGCGAAGTGCGCCGGATTACTTCCCAGGCGTCCGCACGCCAGGGGTCGGCCTCTTCGATGAAGAAGTCACTCCAACTGTTCACGAAGACCATGCGCGGATCCCAGCGAAGCGGCGCGTCAAAGCCCTTCGCGCGCGTGACCGTCCGAAAGTCGCGCCCGTACCGTGTCATCTGGCGTTCGGCGTAGCAGTGCTTACAGCCCTGCGACACCTTCCGGCAGCCGACCCAGAAGTTGTGCGTGAACTCAGTCCACGCGATGGCGGTCTTCTCGCCCACGCTTCCTCATTCCTTTCTCGCACTCGTCGCACAGAGCGCCGCCGCAGACCGGGCACGCCAGGAACTCGCGCCGGCAACGCGGGCAGGTGCACCAGACGTAGGCCCGGTCATAGTGGCGGCACACCAGCCGCGATATTTGTCTGCCTCGCAAGAGCGATTTCATGCCTCTCTCTCCTCCAACTGCCGCTCCCTTCCCGCGCTGGCCGGCGCGGGTCTCGTCCAGCGCATGTCCCGCCGCGCGTTCCAGCTCGGCGAGGCGCTCCTCAGTCATACCCCACTTCCTTCTGGCACGACCGCCTCAAACAGCCCGGCCAGATGAAGCCCTATGAATGGCACCACCGGAAGAATCAGCACGCGCCCCACCAGGTCGCAAGCATAGGCGGCTACACCATGCGGCGTGTTAAAATAGACGGTCATGCGATAAGGTCCCGCCGGCTGCGCGCTTGGATAGCAGTCGTAGCTCCACTGCTCATCAACCGCCATCACTTCGACCTGCACCGGCGCGATTGCGTAAAATGACTCCGGCTCTTGCGCCGCCGCCACTATGGGCAGCAGCAACGCCAACACGAACAGAACGAGTAGGTAACGCATCATCCAACCTCCTCACGCGCCGTTACGCGCATCGTCCCGTCTGCCGGGATCACACTCACCATCGTCGTGTGGAAGTAGCGCCCGTCTAGCGCCCAGGTACAGGTGGCGACCGACTGATCCTTGCGCACCGCCCGCAGCACCGCGTAGTCCAGCACGACGCTCAACTGTCCGTCGGCGGCGCAGTAGTCGAGCAGGCCGGGCACCTCGCCGCTCCAGCGCGTACCGAAGCGCACAGATAACGCGCCCTCAGAACGGAAATCGCTCACCGGCTTCCGCCCCCCCCTCGTCCGCGTCCGCCCGACGGCCCAGGAATTGCACGTCCCGCGCCGTCAATTCCAGCGACGCGCGCGGCTTGCCATCCTTCGCCGTGTACGCGCTGGCGGCTATCTCGCCAGAGACCATGATCTGCATCCCCTTGCGCACGTACTCATTGCACGTCTCCGCCAGTGCGCGCCACGCCGACACCTTGAACCACGTCGTGCGCTCCTGCTGCGCGCCCGCGCTATCCGTCCATCTGCGCGATACCGCCACGCTGAAGTCGCATACCGCCACGCCCTGCAAGGGCGTGTAGCGCATCTCCGGGTCGCGCCCGACATGCCCGATGATCATCGTGTAGCTGTATCCGGCCATCTACTCACTCTCCTTGTCAGGCCGCAGCAGCGCCTCAATAAACCGGTCGTTGGTAATGAGCGCGTGGCCGTCTAGCGCTCGTTTCTGGCGCGGCGTCAACTCGCCACCCGACTCGATGATGCGCTGATACTTCGCTAGCGTTGCGCCGGATAGCCGACGCAGGGATAGGGTTGCCATTACTCGCCTCCTCTATGCGTGCGCGAGGTTCATCTCCACGCGCTTTAAGTCGTGAAACTGCGTTAACGCCCGGTCGAAGTACAGCGACACCGTGCTGCCCAGCAGCGTCACCGCGTCCGCTGTCAACTCCAGGGACGTGCGCTTCTCGCCCGCGTCTGTCTGCCACTCGCTCTGCACCAGCCGCCCGCCCGATACCAGCAGCGGCGCGCCCTTGCGCACGTACTCGTTAGCGAACTCCGCCAGTTGCCGCCAACACGTCACGCGATACCAGGTCGGCGGCGCGTCTTTGTTGCGCCTATCGTTGACGGCCAGCGAGAACGAGGCGACGGCCACCCCGGACTGTGTGTAGCGCAGAGTCACGTCGCCGCCGACGTGCCCGACGATAATGTGGTGCTCGAAGTTAGGCACAGTCTCTTTCCTCTCTCCCTAGAACGTTGCCAGATCAACGGTCTGGCGCGTCAGATTACTGAACTTCGTCAGCACTGCGTCAAAGTACAGGCTTGTCGTTCCAACTGGCCCGTTGCGCTGCTTGGCGAGAATGAGGTTGCACTCCCCCTTCGCCGCGTGCGGGTCGTAGTACTCCGGCCTGTGAAGAAACATCACCACGTCCGCGTCCTGCTCGATACTGCCACTCTCTTTCAGGTCGCTCAGCAGCGGCTTCTTATCCGCCCGGCTCTCGACGGCTCGGTTCAGTTGCGCCGCCGCCACGACCGGCACGTTCAACTCTTTGGCCAGCGCCTTGAGTGACCGCGAAATCTCGGTGACTTCCTGTACACGGTTCTCAAAACGCCCCCCGCCGCGCATCAGTTGCAGGTAGTCCACCATGATCAGGTCTACGCCGTGCTGCGCGTGCGTCCGTAGCACCTTCGCCCGCAGCTGCTCCGGCGTCAGATTGCTCACGTCGTCTACCCACACCGGCAGATTCTCCAGCTGCGCAATGCCCGCCGTCAGCTTGGCGAACTCTGCATCAGTCACCTGCCCGGTGCGCTGGCGCTTGGTGCTGATCCCCGTCTGTATCGCCAGCAAACGCGCGCCGACTTGCCTCTTGGTCATCTCCTGCGACGCCACAAAGACGCGCGTCCCCTTGCGCGCCGCGTTCATGGCGACGGTCAGCAGCCAGGCCGTCTTGCCCATGCCCGGACGCCCGGCCACGATGATCAGGTCTGACTTCTGCAACCCGCCGAGCAGCCCGTCTATCTCGTCAAAGCCGGTCGGGATACCGGACGCTTTGGTCAGTCGCGCCCGCTCCAAGTCGTCAAACGTCTCACTCAGCACCGCCCGGAGTGGCTGTGTCTCGCGCGGCCCGGTACGCCCCGCCGCCACCTGCGTGATGCGCGCCTGCGCCTCGTCTAACAGCGCCGTCACGTCGCGCTCTTCGTCCTGCGCGAGCTTGGCGATGTCGCTCGCCGCCACCAACAGCCGCCGCCGTAACGCCGCGCGCTGCACCAGGCGGCCATACGTCTCGGCATAGATACCCGATGGCGTCTGGTTGATCAGCCCCGTCAGCCGCACCGCGCCGCCGAACTCGTCAAGCTGCCCGCGCGCCGCCAACTCCGCCGCTACAGTGAGGTAGTCTATCGCGTCGCCGCGCCGCCAGACCGACAGGATGGCAGCCCAGGCCCAGCCGTTGCGGGTGATGAAGAAGTCGTCGGCTTGCAGGAACTCGGCCAGCGACGGGATGGCGTCCGGCATGAGCAGCACGGAGCCGATAGTCGCTTCCTCTGCATCCACGCTGTGCGGTGCCAGTGGCACCGATGGTTTGTGTCCGTTATCGCCGCTCATGGCCCAACCGCCTCTCTCTGCGCCTCACTTGCGCGCGCCGCCTTCACGCACACCGGACACTGTATCGGAGTGTTCGCGCGCGGGTCGCCGTCCTCATACGCCCCCAACGCCGGGAGCACCAGCCCCGTCCCGCCACATACCGCGCAGTCCGGATCGCGCACAATGACCGAGGCCGCCGCCGGACGATGCTGCGCGAGGTAGTCACTCACCATGTTCGCTACCTTCGCCCCGTCTTTGGGCCGGACAGCGCCGGGCCGCGCCATGTACCAAGCCAGCGCCGCCCGTAGCTGTTCAGGCGTAACGTACTCTTTCCCGAAACGGGCATAAAGCTCGCTCAGCACCATATTGATCAGCACCATCGTCTTCTTGCTGGCGCGCTGCCCTTCCCGAAGACTAAATATCTCAGTGGCAACTGTCCGCTGCATAGGCGTCAGTTCCTCTAGCGTCTTCAGCACACCAGGCTCTCGCTTGCGCTTTGTGCTCGGCTTGATAGCGCCGTTCTTTGGCGCTACATCTTGACGTGTCTCTTGACGGTTCTTTGACGGATCATGTCGCACAGCTTGCGACTTCTGAAGTCGCACAGCTTGCAACTTCTGAAGTCGCACAGCTTGCGACTTAGAAAGCGTTTCTTTGATAAGTAGCACTGCGCTACTTAGAGCCTCTTCCTTCAAAGTAAAGTGGGCAGTCAGCGCCTCTTGTATCTGTGGCATTTCCAGCCCGACTAAAACGAGATAGCGATTCCCATAGCGCCGCGAATGGCGCACGTATAGTTCGCCCACCAGCTCGCACCGCTGAATGCAGCGCATCACCGTCGTGCGATGCATCCTGGTCTTGTGGGCGAGCGTTTCCAGGCTCGGCCAGCAGTACCCGTCATCTGCCGCGTTGTCCGCTATGGCTAACATGAGTAGCAGGTCGTTTCCGGTCATAATGGAGTGTTCCCATACCGCTGACATTCGCTTGATGCTCATGATTCATCTCTCATCAAACCCTCAACGTAGCCGGCCGCATAATCCACAAAGCTCGTGCGGTGATTTCTTTTTTGTTCGTCCTGATAGGCGCGTTCCATGTCCGGCCTTAGGATATTGAACAGCCTATCCCCAAGCGGCCCGTTCGCTATCCTAGAATAAACGTCGTGATAGGTATTATGCCTGCCCAGAGTATACTGAATGTTTTCAAGTACATAGTCAGCACCATCGTAGGTGTAAAGAAAAACCTCGATATTCAGCAGGCCGGCGGCAATAAGCAGGTTATCATCTTCCAGGCCATTCCCTACTAGGACACCCGTTAACAGTGGCAACTCCGATGCCTGCGGATAGCCTTCCTGCCTCATCCATGCCCGCATAACCTCATCATCGCGGCAGCGCTCAAACAGAAAAGAAATTAGGCAGTGCTTCATGTCTTCCATGTATCGCAACAACTGAGTCAGCGCCCTAGAAGTTACTGGCCCCTTCTTCAATTCAAAACAACAGAGCCGCCAGTCAAAGCCAACCAAATCAACAATGCCAGATGGCAGTTGGAATTGCCTGAAAACCAACTTGTATATCGGATCGCCTTCATATTGTGGCGGGTAGTCATGAACGCCAAATGCCTCCGGGTGTCCCCACAGATAATCCTCAAGGTGCCGTTCGCTTGGTGCGTCCATCTCCGTTACCTCACAGCCCAAAACGCAAAGCGCCCACTTCGTGCCGGTCGCCGAGCTTGTCTAGGGCTGCGGAATCGGGCACAAAAGGGGCGCTTTGCGGACGACCTGAGATTCCACATTTGCCCTAGACGCTCCCTAGTCTACCACGTCTCGCCCCCGCTGTCAAACGAACATCGGCAGCGTGTACGGCACGGCTAGGCGCTCGTTCGCCAGCGCGACGTACTCTGCATTCACGTCACAGCCCAGGAAGTGCCGCCCCAATTGCCGCGCCACCAGCGCCGTCGTGCCGCTGCCCATGAATGGGTCGAGCACGATGCCGGGGCGAGTGTCGGCGTCGCAGGTGCAGGAGGGGCGGAAGCCGATAGTTTCACGCTTAACATGCTCCGTTACTCCGAGCGTTACCCGCTCGGTTCCGCCCGTTTGTGCCCCGTTAGCACGTCGCTGCTGTTGCTGGCCCTCACGCAGATTCACTTTATCGGCACTGCGCTCCACCACGCGCTCCCAGGGCGCACCGCACGTCGCGCACACTCGCGCCGGACAGCCCGCCAGCACCATCGGCTCGATGAGCTTCTGCGGGAACGTGGCGAAGTGCGCGAATGGCGTGGGTTCCGTGGCGACTGTCCACACGCTGCGGCGGTTGCGGGTAGCTGTGACAATTCCCATCGCGCGGCTGCCATCATTTCGTCCTGACTGTTGCATATAGCGTTCAACATGTGCCTGCCCGCCGCCATGCGAATTGTCGCTACTCTGTTCCGACACCGCCTCTGCGTCGTACCAGTACGTCGCGCTCCGGGTCAGCAGAAACACATACTCGTGCGCTTTCGTCGGGCGATCGCGCACGCTCTCCGGCATGGGATTCGGCTTGGCCCAGATGATGTCGGAGCGCAGCCACCAGCCATCTGCTTGCAGCGCGAACGCCACGCGCCACGGAATGCCGATCAAGTCTTTGGGCTTGAGTCCACTTGGCACGCGCGACGATTGCCCCTGTTGAAGAGTAGGCCACTTTGTCGGCGTCACTTGCTCGGTTCTGTTAGCCGCATACGAGTCGCCCAAGTTCAGCCAGCACACGCCATCCGGTCGCAGCACCCGCCGTATCTCGCGGAACACCGCCACCAGCCGCGTCACATACTGCTCCGGCGTGTTCTCCAGGCCAAGCTGCCCGTCTGCGCCATAGTCCCGTAAGCCGTAGTAGGGCGGCGACGTGATGATGCAGTTCACACTCTCGTCAGGCAACGTGCGGAGCCAGTCCAGCGCGTCAGCGCAAACAACCGTGTCCAGGTTCATGCTCATCACTCCCCGTCAAACAGCGCCAGCTGCTCGACGCCCAGCGCCCGCGCCTGCTCACGCTCTGCGGCCTCTCGCCCATCCGCGCCCGCCGCGCTCTGCGCCTGCTCGTAGGTGGCGTACTGCGCCCACCATGCCAGCCGTGCGCGGGCTATCGCGGCGTAGTCTGCCGACTGCTCGATGCCATCTATCGCGTCCCATCCCGCTAGTTGCGCGCCTATCATCTCCGAGCCGCTACCTGCGAACGGCACCAGTAGGCGGCGAGGTTGGGGTAGGGCGGGCGGCAGGATGAGGCGGGCCAGGTACTCGGTGAGGCGGACGGGCTTCACGGTAGGGTGGGCGTTGCGGCGGGGTATTGCGGCTTGTGGATTAGGCTTAGCATTGGGGTGAGCGCCAGTGTCGCCATATGTGCGCAGTAGCCCGTGCTCAAATGCGCCCAGCCCGGCCTCTCGCTCCCACGCCGCCGCCTTCGCCGTGTAGAAGAAGCGCGCGGCGGTGCCGGGGATATTGTCATATGTTCCCGCGCCGTCGTATTTACGCTCTTGTCCGGCAATCGTCCCAAATACATTAGCGTCACTTTGCGGCCAATGGCTGTGCCCACTCTCCCCGCTCTGCTCGCCCAACACGCGGACGGGGCAGTCGGCGTCGTGCTCGTCTCCGGCGCACGCGCAGCCCAGAATGAGGTTCGCGGGCCAGCGGCCAAAATGAGAGACATTCACCGCGGCTATTTCATGAACATAGTCTACTACAGATGGTTTTCGTTTGGTTCCCCGCGTGTTGGGACGACAACGCTCATCAATGCTGTAAGGCTCATTGTTGGCGAACTGAATTCGCCCCCCGTCCACGTTGATCGCCCCCGTGCCGAACTCTCGCGCCAGCGCCGCGTAGGTGCCACGCCACGGCGCGCGGGCTACCACGACACCTTCCCAGGCGGGCTTCAGCGCAGTCCCGTACCCGTGCCAGTGCTCACCAGCGTCCCAGTTGCGCCCGTTGTGCGATTTCGGGAACCCCTGCCCCGTGATCCAAGCAATCGTATCTGCCACGATCCACCCGGCGTCCTCAAGGCCCGCCGCCAGCCGGTGAAACGTGCGCGTCCCGCCGAACGCCAGCAGCACCGCGCCGGGATACACGAACGACAGTAGCAGCGTGGCCCACTCGGTGCACCACGCCTGATACTGCTCAGCGGTCATGGTGTCCCAGTGCTGGCCCATGAAGGCGAGGCCATACGGCGGGTCGCACAGTACGGCGTGGTAGCGTGGCATGAATCCCGACTGCACCAGCCACTCGCGGCCCCGCAGCCACGCCACCACGTCGTCAACGTAGACGGTCACGGCGCGTCATCCCTTCCCGCCGCCGCGCCAGCCGCCGATAGGCATGACTGGCGACACTTCCACGCCGAGTTCACGCTCAAGGTGCGCCGCCACCGCCTCGCGCACAACCGCCGAAATGGGCTTGTTCTGGCGCAGGGCCAGTCGCCGCACCTGGCGGTGCATTTCGTCTGGCACGATCAGATGTAGAAGTTGCCGGTTCATAACTGCCTCCTGTCATTCAGTATATACGAATAGCGCCAGACTGTCAAACGAGTTGGTTGACAGCGCCAGCGATGTCATGTTATACTATCTGCAAGGCTTGATTTTGAGAGGAGCGCATCGCCATGAAACTGAGTGAAGTCCGCGAGTGGGTACGAGAGCACGGTGCCACGGTCAGTGTCGGCACCATCGTCCTGAACGGCGAGCAGCGACCGGCGGCCATCTGTGCCGCTGACGGCAAGCTGCTTGCTGTCCGTGTGTGGCCGGGCAACCTGCGCATCGTCCCGTCTGTCTTCGAGCAGTCCTGGGACTGGGACTGTGGCCACTGGGATACGCGCTTCGTCGGTGAACTGCCGGAAGGCCTGGGCATGGACGCCGATGAGTTGCACGCGCTGATCACCGGCGAGTGTCCGCGCTGCAACGGCAGCGGCGTCATCGAAGGCCAGACGCGCTATGGCGCGTTCATGGTGCCGGACTTGCTGCCCTGCCCGGAGTGCGCGGGCGAAACGGCAGACGCGGAGCCGCCGTTTTAGAGTACTGAGGAGAGAGACATGAACCACTCAGCGCACGTTCCCGCGCCCGTGCCCGCGCCTGTTGATATGGCGATTGCAACCGAAATCGCCCATTTGCAGGAGCAGCGGGACGCGCTGCTAAGCGCACTCGATAAGGTGCGCGCCGTTGTGGATGCGGCCAAGCGTGAGCATCCACGACTGCGCCATCTGGTGATCGGCAACCTTGCCGATCAAGTACAGGCGCTGGTGCTTCTGGCGGTAGACAGTGCCTACGCCGACGAATGGGTACGCCGCGCCGCCTCTGCTGAGGCTCATGGTGAGCATCTGTGCGCCGGACAGAAGCACCTCATTGCCGCAGCAGCAGCGGCGGGGTTTGCATACCAGGTGGACGCTGAGCGTGGCGTCCATTTTGAGAGTGCAGGAGACCTCTCATGATCTGGCTACAGATCATGATTGTGTGGATTGTGCTCTCAGTCGTCATTGTCGGCGGCCTTTGGCTGCTGGATGAGAAGCACAGAGGGAGAGGGAGAGGGAGATGAGTGAGAAGACGCTTGTGTCTCAGACTGAACGATTCTCGCGCGACCAGGTGGAACTCATCAAGTCCACCATCTGCAAGGGCGCGACCGACGACGAGCTGCGGCTGTTCCTCATCCAGGCGGAGCGCACGGGTCTTGACCCGTTCAGCCGCCAGATTTACGCCATCAAGCGGTGGGATAGTCGGGAAAAGCGGGAGGTAATGCAGACGCAGATTTCTATCGACGGCGCGCGGCTGATTGCCGAACGCAGCGGCAAGTACGCCGGGCAGATTGGCCCGTTCTGGTGCGGCCCCGACGGGAAGTGGCTGGAGGTGTGGCTTTCGGCTGACTTTCCCGCTGCCGCAAAAGTGGGCGTGCTGCGGACTGACTTCAGTGAGCCGCTGTACGCGGTCGCGCGCTGGTCATCCTACGTCCAGATGAATAAGGATGGCAACGCGACCCATATGTGGGTCAAAATGCCCGATCTGATGCTGGCGAAGTGTGCCGAGGCCCTGGCGCTGCGCAAGGCGTTCCCGCAAGACTTGAGCGGCCTCTACACGGCGGAGGAGATGGCCCAGGCCGACAACCCGCCCGTGGCGGCGACGAACTACCGCGCGGACATCATCGAGGCTGCGGCAGTTGAGCGTCCTGCCGCGCCTGTGTATCAGCCTATCGCCGACCAGTCGCGCCGCATCCAGACCGGCTCGGTGCAAGCGCCGCCGGAGCCGCCCGATGCCAAACAGCAGGTGCAGCAAGCGTTTACTGACATCACCTGGACGCGCAACCGCGAGCGCGTGGCGAAGATGATAGGCGCTGCTGAGCAGATGTGGGCCATCCCGCGCCCGCACGCCATCAACCGCGTAGCAAAGGCGCTGGGCCTCGACAACCCGCAGGGCGAGTACGAGGCGCTGTTTGAGGCCATCGCTGCGTATGAGGGCAGTCCTCAGGACGCTTGGAAGATGATCAGCGCCTACAAGTCTGAGGAAGAAACGTCTGAAGACCCGCCCCTGGGCGAGCTTTGTGAGGCGTGCGGGGAAGCACCCATTGATCCGGACGCGCCCATCGCTGGGCTATGCACAGTATGCGCTAATGCTGCCCTTGACGCGCGGGCTGATAAGCCCGCCCGCAAGCCCGCGAAGAAGTGATCGCTGCCCGACAGCCCGCCGTCAACGCGGCGGCGGGCGCTTACTTTTACGGAGGCCGTAATGAACGCAGAGTTTCGGTACCTTTCCAACGGCGAGGTCTGGGCGCTTGACTCAAACGCCCAGCACCGCCTCTACACCAGCGTGGGCATCACGCTTGCCGTGTACCCTGGCACCCATGCCGGGCACCTCGTGGAAGAGGCCATCACCGACCGCTACTGCTACCCGGCTGGCGATGGCTGGGCGCGGGCGGGTGAGTGTCTCGACGAGAACGGGCTGGAGCGCTGGAAGTGGCGGCGCGAGTGGATGCCGGTGCTGCACAGTGCGCGCGGCGCGCGGCGGAATGGGAACGGGTTCGAGTGAGAGAAGAGAGAGGAGAGGGAGATGACTAAGCTGCGGAAACTGATTGGATGGCGACTGTATCTGGTGCGCGCACGACTGGAAGAGAGGCTTGAGCGCGATTGCCCGGAATGTCTGGGGCGGGGAATCACGCCGGATGGCCATATCTGCCCGGCCTGCAATGGTCGAGGCTGGCAACAGTGGCGGTTCGGCTGGAAGCCAGCAGAGTGAGGGGAGAGGGAGATGGCCGAGATGTGGCACTTTATCGCAGACAACAAGCTGCGTGACGGCTCAGAGCCAGCGCCCGTGGGCGGCATGGAACGCTGGGACGGGCCGGTCGTGTTATGCGGAAGCGGGCTTCACGCTTGCCCGCGGGCGCTCGATGCACTGAAATATGCGCCAAGCGGTGCACCAAGCGGAACGATCCAGGTACGGCTGGTATTGCTTTCCGGCATCGTCCTGGCAGATGATGACAAGGCAGCAGCAAGCGAACGCCACATCCTGGCGAGCGCAGACTGCACCCGTGAACTTCACGAGTTCGCGCTGTGGTGTGCTGAATCCGTGCGTTACCTGATGGTGGATAGTCGCTCAACTACCGCGTTGACTGTTAAGCGCTCCTGGTTAGACGGTCAAGCGACAGACGACGAGTTGGCCGCAGCCTGGGACGCAGCCGGGGCCGCAGCCGAGGCCGCAGCCTGGGACGCAGCCGGGGCCGCAGCCGAGGCCGCAGCCGGGGCCGCAGTCTGGGCCGCAGCCTGGGACGCAGCCTGGGCCGCAGCCAGGGCCGCAACCGAGGCCGCAGCCGAGGCCGCAGCCGGGGCCGCAGCCAGGGACGCAGCCGGGGCCGCAGCCAGGGACGCAGCCAGGGACGCAGCCGGGGCCGCAGTCTGGGCCGCAGCCTGGGACGCAGCCTGGGCGGCACAGAACGCCGAGCTGGAGCGCCGCCTGCACGAGAAATTAGTAGGATTCTCATAAGCGATACAGGAGGCTGATCTGATCATGCGAGACTTCATCAGATTGTACCGCGCCTACCGCCGCATGTGGCCCGGCGAACCCCGTTCCTACCATCTCCGCCTAGCCTGGAGCATCGCCCGCACTTTGCAGCGCATCTACGACGAGCAGAGCCGGGAGCATGGCCACTGATTTTCCTTCTGCGCACAATGCGACTCGCTTTCTGCCAGCCCCGCCCTCACCGGCGGGGCTTTTCTTTTTGCGCGCGTGCATTCATGCCCCGCCCCGCGTGCATTTAGCGCGTGCATTCCGTGCTTTTACGTCCGCGTCGCCTTCAGCCCAGCTACCAGCACGGGCCAGTTTGTCAGCGTTGGGTAGGGCGTGAACAGGTGCCCCACCCCACCCACCAGTAACACGAACCCGCGCGCCATCACCGGCATGTTGCTGTCTGTCAGCTTGACGTAGGCCATCTTGCTATCGTCGTGCAGCCCGCCCGCGTCTATGATGGTGTAGCGGTTCCAGGAGTCGCGCTGGACGCTTACGTGGTGCTGGTGGAATGAGAGCACGTTACTCTGATACTTCTGTGCCAGTTGATCAGCCAGGCGGCCCTTGATGCGGCTGTAGTTGCGCTGATGTGTTGCGCGCCACACCTGCCCGCCGCTTTCGATAATGGCGTGGCTGTAGGGTGAGACGTGCAGCTTGCCGCCCGCCGCATTCAGGATGTGGCCCAACATCGTCGCGCTGATGTTGCCGTTCGTGCGCTTCAGCAGGCGATGCTCGTGGTTGCCGAGCACGAGCACCATCTCCTCAAACCACCCGGCGAAGTGAGCCATCAGGCGCACGGCTATGCGCACTTCCGTTTCGAAGTCCGGCGGCGGCACAAGGTGCTCGAACTTGCTAAATGCCTCGAAGTTGCACAGGTCGCCGACGATCAGCAGACGGCGCATGTTCAGCTCACGCGCCGTCTCCAGCATCCGCTCGGCCAGGGCGAAGTCGGTGGTTGGTAGGTGCAGGTCGCCGCACACTACCCAGTCGCCTGTCAGGTGCGGTTCGCCATCGAACACGGGCAAGCGCACGTCCGGCCCGGCCTCGTCAGTCAGCGCGCCGAACGTGTATTCGCGCACGCCAAACGACACGGCGACCTCGCGGCCCCACTTCGCCCGCAAGCGCGGCCAGTCCCTTAGCGCCGCCTTGATACGGCCTTCCGTCGCCAGCGCCTCGTCATAACCCGCCGCGATGACTGCGGCGCGCTTGTCGCGCCAGGTGCCCGCCGTTTCGATGCAGATGCGAGCGAACTTGTACCGGTCGGCTCCAATGAGCCGCTTGCCCTGCCCCTCAGGGAGTGTTGTCAATGGCTACCTCACTGTAGCGCAGCGGCCAGGTCTGCCAATCGTCCGGCGAGGTTAGCCGCTATCCAATGCCCCAGGCCCGGTGGCCCGCTCACGTACCAGGCCGTCGCCACGTCTACCTGCGACCGGACCAGTCCCCACCAGGTGCGGATGTCGGCGAAGTCGGGCGGCTCTGAACCGTCGCCCCTCGCGTACTCGGTGATCACAATCGGCACCCCGCGCAGGTGGTGACGATACAACTCGTAGCGGTACGTGGTGTATTGCGTGTAAGCGTCGCGCACCGCCAGCCCCGTGCCCACGCGCACCGGATAGGTGTTGACGCCCCAGATGACGACGATGGGCGCGTCGCGGTAGGCAGGTGCCAGCACGGGCACCCAATCCAACTCTGGCGCGCCCGGATTCCAGACTATCGGCACCAGCGCCCGCACGCCCCGCCCTGCTGCTGTCTGTGCTGCTGCCCACAGCCAGTCGCGGGCATAGGCGGCGGACGGCCACGCGCACTCATTCGCGCCGATGATCACCTGCGCCCGCACGCCCTCAGCAGCTATCACCTTCCCGATGAAGCTGGCTGCCGAAATCTCCGCTGGTAGCGCCATGTCCGGGCAGTCGGGCACGCTCACCGCCCGGCGCATGACGAACCAGCCGTTGGCGAGTAGGAGTTCGGCGGTATACGCATCTCCATATACGGTTGCGGCGGGTTGCCCCGCCGCTCGCACCTGCGCCCCAAAGCGCAGCAACTCATCTCGATTCCCGCCAGGCCCGGCCCACACTCCTGGCAGCGCCCGCACAATCGGGTTCGGTGGCTGCACGCCGGATGGATAGCCAGGCAGTTCTAGGCACCATTCGAGTGTTGCCTCAGTGAACGTCACCCACCATGTCGTGCCCTGGCGTACCACAAACCAGCCGAAAACGTTGCGCGCCCAGGTGTAGCCCTCAGCCTGCGTGAACTCCGTCACCGCTACCATGCTGCCCGCCGGGATGGGACTGGACGGGGTGCGCGCGGCGCTGATGCTCGGCGCAATGCGTTCGTTGATAGCCGTGCCGCCTAGCTTCACGATGCAGTTACCCTTGTCTGGGGTGGCCCTCGGCGTCGTGGTGGGCGTCGGCGTCGGGAGCGCGACTTCCTGCGTCGGCGTCGGGCTGGCGGGCGGCAGCGTCGCGGTAGGCGTCACCGTTGGTGTTCGCGTCGCAGTCGGCGTGGGCGTGCTGGGGGGCGTGGCTGTCAGCGCCACGGTCGGCGTGGGCGTTGGGAGCACCGTCGCCGCCAGCGAGTGCACGCTGACGCGATAGCTTGTGTCATCTACCGTGATAATAAATGAGCAGCCAGCCAGCAGCAGCGCCACACAGAAGCTGCTTAGAACTTTATGCATCTTCGCGCTCCTCTATTTCTACCAATTTCCACACGCTTGGCAATCCTTTCTGTGCGCATAATTCACAGAAGCAGTCATAGCACAGTACGTCGCCATGCTTAATCAGTGGTCGGATGTGCCTCCAGGTCCAATCCGGCGCGCTAAAGTCGTGAACTGTGCGACCGCACCGCTTGCAGAAAGCGGGCAGTAACACGAATCGGCGCAGAATTAGCCGCAGAAATAGACGCGGGCACATACTTACCCGCGCGCGCGGGCAGACATACGGCGCGATGGTCTTGAGCATGGCGTCCAGAGAGCGCTTATTTCGCTGCGTCGCCAAGTTCCACCTCACGCGCCACTTCTCGCTGCCCGATGATGGCGTCGACCGTGGCCGTCAGCAGCTTCGAGATATACGCCTCATCGAGCTTGCGGTTTAGCGTCCACTCGCCGATACCGTCCAGAGTGACGATGATATAGTCGTCCGGCTCGTCTACCAGCGGTCTCACCTGCCGCGCCACCTTCTGGACGGACGCCCACGCTCCTGCCCCGGCCAGCGCGAGCACGGCCAGCGAGACGAGCGCCACGAACGTCGGGACGAATACGCTGATGATAATCTCCAGCGCGTCTTGCGATTTACCTGCCAGTTCGATGTCCATATTCCGTTCCTTCCCCATGAGAGCAGTTACGTGTTGTCACTTTAGGATAGGCACTGTAATTGTCCCGGATTTTGCCGCCCACCAGTCTGCAATGGTGATGAATGGAATTTTTCGGGATACAATGTAGTTGACTAATGCCTGAAATCGATCTATATACCAGTTGTCGCCGGTGGGTGATTCTAGAATCTCATGTGTCATGAATGCCACAGGACGAGAGGATGAAATGGCCTTATCAACCTCCGCCTGTGCAGTAGCCAATGATATTACAGAGGTAAGCGGAAGATAGTTATGCAGATAGTAATCAAAATCACCGCTCGGCTGATCATATGAATAGTAGTTGTATCGATTTCCAATAACTCGCCCGGTCAGCATGTTTGTGGCCGCCATCGCCGCCATGACTGTCGTATGGTTATATGAGCCAAACGGATAGGCGACGTGTGCTGAGGCACCTGTAAGCCCAAGCCCATCTAGAATGCCCTTCGCCGTTGTTAACTCTGCTTCTGCCTCCTCCTGCGTCAGTGTTGTTAGGTGCGGATGTGTGTGTGTATGATTGGCGATTGCAAACCCTGCCGTCCCCATCTCTTGCAATTGGACGGCAGTACAATATCCTGCGGAACCAATATTGTTAGTGATGCAGTAAAATGTTGCCCGTCCGCCTCGTGGTGCCAGATATGGATACACCTGGCTATGGTTGCTCAGTTTACCATCGTCGGTCATAACCAAAACTGCGGGAGTGCTGACGAGTCCGATTTTAAGCTCGTCTAAAGAAACGGTACATTGTAGACCAGTTTTTGGTCTGACAATGACTTCCAATCCCGTAAACGTTCCGCTTAGCCCCCCAGTTATAGCCCATGCGTCAGGAACGAAATCAAATGTGTTCCATCCTGGCCTGATAATTGAGCCAGACGATATTGATTGATAGAAATAACCCCCGCTTTTAAAAAACAGAACCAAGATCGAATTGAGATTGGCATAATCATGCGCATAAAATGATATTCTGGCATGTGGGGCGGATGCAAACGTAAGGCTACATGAACGATCAAGCTGCCCATCTGTTCCCACGCCGCTCACGACCTTAATAGACTGTGTACCTGTACGAAACTCACCAGGAGTTGCGTTATTCTCCGCTGTACCTTTTGTTACAGTCCAGTCAGCCACATTCTCGAAGCCGTCCAGAACGCTTCCCTCGTTTTGGAGCAGATATTGCGGCAATTCCATATTCTGTATCCGCGCCCCGCCCAACACCCCCGGCACGCCCAGAATCGCCAGTGATCGTCCCATGTCAGCCTCCCTCACTCGCGCTCTCAGGCGCGCCCTTGCCCGCGTCCGTCTCAGCGCAGTCACCTACAGCCGCCTCA